CATGTCACTCGATTTGGAGTGTAAAACGCCGAACGGCAAATGGTTTGCCGACATCAAAGCCGCCGATGTGGAGGATATGAATGTCAAAGTCGCAAAATAACTGGGCGCAATATGGCGCGGAACAGGCGCAGGGCGGCGCGGGCGAAATCGGCGCAATCGTCTCGGGCATCGTCTCGCGCATCCAAACCGTCACGCTGGTGCGGGTGGTGAAAACCAAAGCGGGCGGGCTGGCTCCCGTTGGATTGGTGGACGTGCAGCCGTTGGTTGCCCAAGTCAGCGGCGGCGGGGAAATCACGCCGCACGGCATTATCTACAATATCCCGTATTTCCGCCTGCAAGGGGGCGGGAATGCCGTGATTATCGACCCCGAGCCGGGGGATATAGGCATGTGCGGGTTTTGCAGCAGGGATATTTCCGCCGTCAAACAGAATAAAACGCCGTCTGCGCCGCAAAGCCTGCGGCGTTTTGATTTTTCAGACGGCCTGTATTTCGGCGGCTTCCTGAACGGCACGCCCAATCAATACATCATGTTTTCCAAAGGCGGCATCAAACTGTTTTCGCCTGGCGATATTGAGATGGAGGCGGCCAATATCCGCCTGAAAGCACAAGGCGGCGTGAGCAGCACCTCGCAAACCTTTCAGGCCAATACCCAAGCCACGGCGCAATTCACGGGCGGCGGCGGGATTTCTGCCGACGGCGACATGACGGCGAATGGTGTCAGCCTGATGCACCACGTCCACAAAGGCGTGCAACCCGGCGGTGGCAACACGGGAGAACCGCAATGAACACCCTTTATCTTGACCCGCAAAGTTGGGATTTGGTTTTAGACGCGGCGGGCAATATCGCGATGGCGAAAGACCCCTACGCCAAAGCACAGGATGTGGCCTCGGCGTGCCGCCTTTTTTCGGGCGAACTGTATTATGACACGGAGAAGGGGATCCCCTATTTTGAAGAAACGCTGGGCAAAAAGCAGTCGTTCGCGTTGTACCGGCACCGCCTGATACAGACGGCGATGACTGTTCCCGGCGTGGTGGCGGCAGATGTGGAGATGGAGCAGATGAATGACCGCGTCCTGTCAGGCCGTCTGAAATTTACCGACGACACGCAGAAACAATATGAGATAACGCTATGACGAACGTACCTAAAATACAGATTACTGACAGTGGCCTGAAGCTGCCGACCCATCAGGAAATTTTATCGGGCGTGCTGGCCGACATCAATGCCGCATTCGGCGGCGGGCTGAATATCGAAAGTCTGGAAACGCCACAAGGGCAGCTTGCTTCGTCGCTGGCCGCCGTGATTGCCGACAAAAATGATTTAATAGCCGAACTGGTCAATCAAATCAATCCCGATTACGCAGACGGCATCATGCAGGATGCGATTGCCAAAATCTATTTTTTGGAGCGGAAAAAAGCCGTGGATTCGTCTGTCGAATGTGAATTTATCGGCCTTGCCGGAACAATCATCCCTAAAGGTTTCGCGGTATTGGACACACTCGGTGTGCAATGGATATTGAGGGATGAATCCTCTATTTTGGAAGGCGGCAGGGGGACGGGTATTTTTACCGCCGCCGGCGTGGTGTCGGCCGCCGCCAATACAGTAAACCAACCTGTCAGGACAATTACCGGGCTTGACCGCGTCAATAATCCACGTCCTGCCATCCCGGGAAGGGAATTGGAAAGCCGCGCGGATTTCCGCCGCCGCCGGCAGCAGTCGGTGGCCGCAAATGCACACGGAACGCCGCAGTCCGTGTATTCCAACGTCGCACAGCTTGACGGGGTGAGTGATGTGTATGTGGTCGATAACCCGAAATCGGTAGAGGAAACGCACAACGGGCAGGCCATCAAACCCCACAGTATCTATGTTGCCGTTGTAGGCGGCGACGACAGGCAGATAGCCGAAACCATCTTACGCTTTGCAGGTTGCGGATGTGATTTCACGGGCAATACAACCTTGACCGTGCATGATGAAACATACACAGACCCGAAACCGGCTTACGAGGTCAGTTTTACACGTCCCGCCCCCGTGCCTGTTTATTTCCGCATCAGAGTTGGGAAAGATGCAGTCATCGGCTATCAGGATGTAGTCAGAAAGGCCGTTATAGAAGCATTTAACGGGGTGGAAAAGACGGGTATCGGCGGGCGGATTTACGCCATGCGTTATGTCTGCCACATTGCGCGCGCCTTAACGTCGGCACAGGTAACCGATATAGAGGTCGGGCTGGCAAGGGGCAGCATGGGCAGTAGCGCACAAGTCGGAATCCATCAGTACCCGACTATCGAGGCGGAGAATATAGAGGTTGTACCCGATGCGTAATCTTCAGCAAACCATCATCAGCCAATACGCCAACAGCCCGATTATTTGTGGGATGATTGAGCGGTTTAACCGGTGTATTGACCCGCGGGCCGATGCGATGGAGTTTTACCGTGATGTTTGGGACATCGAAACGGCAAAGGGTTACGGCTTGGATATTTGGGGGCGGATAGTCGGTATCGAACGAGAAGTCATGATTAGCGCACAAGACGAATACATCGGCTTTGCGCAGGGCTGTACTCCGTTTGATAACGGTGTATGGAGTGTAGGCGAAGGTTTGGAGCGGCGATACCGCTTGGATGATGATGCCTACCGTCGCGTGATTATGCTTAAAGCCATGAGCAATATCACTTACGCTTCCGCCCCCAATATCAACCGGCTGCTCAGTATCATGTTTGAGAAACGCGGCAGGGCATATTTTGTCAAAAACGGCACAATGGCCGCCCGTTATGTTTTTGAGTTCTTTTTACTGCCAACTGAGCGGGCGATTATCCGGCAAAGCGATTTGTTGCCCCGCCCCAGTGGGGTATTACTAGATTTTTACGAGCCGGAGGCAGATAAGACCTTCGGTTATATCGAAGCCAATTTGGCACCCTTCGGAGAGGGTGCTTTTTTTATGGGAGTTTAAACCATGCCGCAACCAAAATTATTAAGCAAAGCCTGGGCTTCAGACGGCCTGAAAAACAGCATTCCAGATACTCGAAGCGGTGGGATGCCGCTGGAGGGAGCCACCTATGCCGACGGCTTCCCCAGTATCACAATGACGCCAATCTCAACGGGCGGAAAACCGCCGAGCGGGAAAGACATGAACGGCGTGCTGTATGAAATCAGCGCACATACCGTTTGGCAAAACCAAGGCGGGCGTTACCGCTTCGACCAAGCTTTTTGCGACGCCATCGGCGGTTACCCTAAAGGCTCGGTGCTCATCAACGACACGCTGGACACCGAATACATCAGCTTGGTAGATGCCAACACCCATAACCCGAACAGTGGAAACAACACAGGGAAATGGGCAATACACGCAGGTAAAGGGCTGAAAGCCAGCACCATGCAGGCCGGTATTGTGCAACTTTCATCCGCCACCAACAGTGAACGCGAAGATATAGCCGCTACTCCCAAAGCGGTCAAAACCGCGTATGACAAGGCGGTGGCAGCGGAAAGCGCGGCCTCCGGCGCAGTCAAAACCAGCGGCAACCAAGACATTGGCGGCAGTAAAACCTTTACCGCCGCCGCCACCTTTAAGGCAGGCGCGATTGTGGCCGACAGCGTGGGCGACTTTAACTCCAACCAATACCTGCAAATCGGGTCGAACAACGTAAATTCATATCTGTACAACAAGAAGAGCGGCAAATACCTCTCCATGCGCAACGACGGCGAGTTGCGCTATGACGGCAAGCGCCTGCTCAATGTGGATGACTTCCCTGCACAGAAAGCAACTTCAGGCTACATAAAAACGCCAAGCGGGCTGATTTTTGAATGGGGTATGGTTCAAGTGCCAATTGATAGTTATGTTCAGGTGGTGTTCCCCGTTGCGTTCCCGAACGCTTGTCTTAATGTGCAAGCTACCGCTGTCTTCGACCAGGCTGTAGCAGGAGCAACCGTATTATCCGCCCATGTAGGGAGAATCAACCAAACCGGCTGCCATGTTGGCGTATCGGAAAACGGCATAGCCGGCCCAAGGCCTGTGTATTGGCTGGCCATAGGACATTAACAGGAGATACAGCATGACCATCTATTATTCGAAATCCAATCAGGCGTTTTACGACAACGCCATCCATACAGCCATACCAGATGATGCCGTGGAAATTAGCTATGAGCAGCACACCGCACTGATGGCGGGGCAGTCTAATGGACAAGTGATTATGACCGACAAAGACGGCAAGCCGGTTTTAACACTCCCCGCCCCAAGCCATCTGCACCAATGGAACGGCAAAGAATGGACGTT